TCAGGACGTCCGGGCGTTGTTGTTCGGCCGCGTGCGCGGTCTTTTTTTGCGCGTGTAGCCGCGACGGGCGAAGAAGCGCCACAGGGTGCCGTAGCCAAAGCGCAGGCCGCGCTCGGCCAGTTCGGCCTGCAGTTCGGTCAGCGCCATATCGCGCCTGGCGTGGAACACGGCCAGGATCGCATCGGCGTGCGTCTCGATGACATGGCTGCGCCGGTCACCGCCGAGCGGCCCATGCATTGGCACCGCGCCATCTACCGCCAGGGCGCGCCAGCGACTGACGCTGGCGGCGCTGACCTTAAAGCGGGCCGCCGCCTCGCGGTGGCTCAGCCCTTCCTCCAGCACTGCGGCCAGCGTGCGTTGCCGCAGATCCAACGATAGCGCTCTCGACATCCCTGCCGCCCCTATCCGGCAGGCACTTTGCATCAGACGCTGAGCGTTTCGGGAATCCTCCCCCGATTCATTCAGGGAGGACGGTGCTCTAGCAGGCGCGCCGCCATGAGGCGTCCGTGCCCTGCGATGATGCCGCGCTCGCCATCGACGAGGATCGGGTTGGTGAACCCGAACTCTCGGATGGAGGCGGCGATCTGCGCGACCTGGGCCTCCGAGTGGGTTCGGGCATTGCGGGCGTAAGGGATGAGCTCATCCACCCGGGCGGGTTTGTAGCGGGGGAAGGCGCTGGCCTGCGCAAAGGGCGCGGCGCTCATGCGACACCTCCGGCGCAGAGGGCGCGCGGATCAGGGTGGTGGGTTTGGTGGGATGTTTCCCGCCTCCCCCATAAAACTGTCAGACACGGATATATAGTATTGAATATATCTGACACTTCTCGCGTAAGGGTGAAAAGAAACCCACCAAATCCACCAAACCCACCACGGGCATCAAGCTGCGCGCGCATGCTCACCTCCAATTTGTTGCGTAAGGGTCCAGCGCTGATTGCCGCTGACGATGGTACCGCGCTGGATGCACAGGCCGTTCAGCCACCGGCCGGTTTGGGCAGCGAGCCATCGTCCGAGGCGCCGGCTGCTAATCGCGCCGCTGTCTCCGGCCACGACGAGGAGCGCCTCGCGAAAGTCGGGATGGCGAAACTCATATCGGGGCGTGCCTGGGAAGGCCTGCCCGAGCGGTGTAATCTGCTGGTTAGCTGTCTCGATGATGTCCCGGACACTGACAGCCGTGCCACCGATGATGGCGTGCCACTGCACAAGGATGCTGGAGAGGGCATCAAGCCTCGGGTCGGTCTCCCGCGCGGTCTCCATGGTCTGAACTGGGTCTGCCTCGCCCAACCAAATCAGGCTGCCGCGGACCCACCGGCTCCAGGCCTCGAAAGAGCCGAGCGGCGTCGGCGCATCGGGGTACCCAGCGACGTAGTAGGCGCGGAGGATCGTGAGACCTGCGGACACGAGTGCGGCGCGCTCCTGCTCCGCCTGCCGAACTGGGTTGGTCGTGAACTCCCGCAGCTCAGGGCGCTCGATCTGCGGATCAAGCTGGCAGAACAGCGCGCGCCGGGTCATGTCGCCGAGTAGGACCAGGTTGTTGCCTGTCGCAGTGATGAAGGCACTCGTGGAGAGTTCGGGTGCCTCGGATCGCCCCAGGATACGGGCTCGTACGACGGGCTGGGTCAGGAGAGCGTAGAGGAACTCCCCGCCCAGTGGCGCCTCGCAATTGTCGATGGCGATCACCTGGTCGCCTGCCAGCAGCAATGCGCCCAAGCGCTTTTGCAGTTCTTCCTCACCCTGACCCTGGGCGATCACGGCTGCGCTGCGCCCTGTGGTGATCACGCTGGTGAGGTCCACCAGCATGGATTTGCCCGAACCTGGGACCGGTGCCGAGAAGGCGTGAAGCGGCGCGGTGGGGAGGCTGCGGCGGATCAGGGCGGTCAGGATGGCGGAGAGGGCTACTGAGCGACTGGCGCCATCCAAAAAGGGGAAGGTCTCGACGAGTTGGTTCAGCACGTTCAGGGCCGATGCAGCATCGGCGTGGGACGGCTGGTCGAGGATGCTGGTGCAGGCCCCCTGATCGCGTTCAAGGATCAGCCCCGTGGCTTTGTCGTAGCCCGCCTCCTGCAGGATGCTGCCATCGGCTCTGAGGGTTGGCACCGTGATGACGCCGGCGAGCTCGGGCAGGCGCTAGAGGCCGCGTCGCTCGAGATAGTTTCTGGCGACGCTCAGTGGCGCATCAATCCGCGTCCATTCCTTCGTTCGCCCGTCGAAGCGTTCCCAGCGGGCTGCCTGGGACATGACCTCGACGAGCGCGTGCGGCTCAACCGGCACGATGCGTGGAGTTGAAGGGTGGGCCGAATTCTGGAGCGGGGTGCTGGCTCGGCCAGGCCGCACAAGTTCGCCACCACGTTGATAGATGCGGAAGGGCTCGGCGAGTAAGGCGTCCTCGACCTGTTGGATGACCTCTGGGAGCGCGCCGCCCTTGATACGAATGAGGGGGCGCGGATCCGGCTGCCCCGGCAGAAAGACCGGGCTCTGCAGATCCCCGATGGTGAGCCATTGCTGCTCGATCATCTGCTTGAGGAAGAGCAGCCTGTCCCGATCCGTGCAGTGCGCGTGGCGGCAGTGGATCACGAAGCCGCTGCTGGTACTCTCACTGGCGTTGACGAGGAAGGTGGCGTGATCTGCCCCTGCCTGGGTATGGGCCTCCTCATTGGGGCAGCGGATGTGATGCTTGGTGCCATCGGCGACTTTGCCCAGCAGGATGTCAGGCCGACGCTCCTTAAGGGCGTCTACGATCTGGAAGTGCGCGGCGCTGCTGGAAGCCCAGGTCGTGAGGTTGAACAGTTCACCCGTCTCTGGGTCACTGACTTCTACATGGCCAAAGTCGAAACCAAAGCCGAGGGGTCCGGTGCAGGTCCTGTGCTGCGCCTTCTGGTCCGCGGCGCGAGCGGTGCGCGGTCTGTTGCGCGGGGAGCCGACCGCAGCTGGAGATGCCGGCAGACTGAAGATGTCGCAGGCGGCGCCATCCAGAACCATCGTTTCGGGTGGGGGCCCATCGGCAGGTCGCCGCGGGAGGTAGAAGAGCCGCGATGTGTCCTTGCAGGCTTCGTCATATCGCAGCCCCAGTGCATGAGCGAGGGCTGCGATGGCATGGGCCCAGGCAGCATTGGCCGTGTTCTGGTCAGGATAGGACCCAGCGACCCACGGATGTAGCAGGGGGATGGTGACGCGAAACTTGGGGCAGGGCTGGTGCTCGAGCACGACCTTATTCTCGGTCTCAGCAATCAGCCTGGCGCCGACCGCGATGCCGGGGAGGTAACTGCGCTCCGCTTGGAGGAATGCCTGGGCAAGGTCAGGTGTGTCGCCATGCGCCTGCTTGAACCTGTCCCAGTTCAGTCTCTTGGCCGTTGTGTGGATGCTCAGGTGCGAATGGGTCGAGCTTGACCTGCCCCCTGCCTGATCCCTCGATTTGGGTGAGAGTCCGTTCCCAACAGGAGATGGACGATGAAGAAGAGCAGGTTCAGCGAAGCGCAGATGATTGGTGTGCTGCGGGAGCAGGAGGCCGGTGCGACGACGGAGGACGTCTGTCGGCGGCACGGCATCAGCCAGCAGACGTTCTACCGTTGGAAATCGAAGTACGGCGGCATGGAGGTCTCTGACGCGCAGAAGCTGAAGGCGCTGGAGGACGAGAACCGGCGTCTGAAGAAGCTGCTGGCGGAATCGATGCTGGATGTCTCGGCGTTGAAGGACCTGCTGGGAAAAAACTGAGGACGCCCGCGGCACGCCGGGCTGCGGCGCTGCGCCTGATGGCTGAGCGTGGATATTCGCAGCGGCGTGCCTGCGGGCTGCTCGAGGTAGATCCCAAGACGGTGCGGCGGGAGCCTGTGGCGGGCGATGGCGAAGTGCGTGCTCGTCTGCGCGAACTGGCGGCCGAGCGCCGGCGGTTCGGCTATCGACGACTGGGCATTCTGCTGCGGCGGGAAGGCGTGGCGATGAACAAGAAGAAGCTCTACCGCCTCTACCGCGAAGAGGGGCTGTCGGTGCGGCGCCGGCGTGGCCGCAAGCGGGCGACCGGCACCCGTGCGCCGCTGGCCTTGCCGCAGGGGCCGAACCAGCGCTGGTCGCTGGACTTCGTCTCCGACGCGCTGAGCTGGGGGCGACGGATCCGCATTCTGTGCATCGTCGACGATTTCACCCGCGAGGGCCTGGCGCTGGTGGTGGACACCTCGATCGGCGGGCGACGCCTGGTGCGCGAGTTGGAAGCGTTGATCGCCCGCCGTGGCCGCCCCGCAGTGATCGTCAGCGATAACGGCACGGAGATGACCTGCCGCGCCGTGCTCGAATGGTGCAACCGTAGCGGCGTGGCGTGGCACTACATCGCGCCTGGCAAGCCGCAGCAGAACGGGTTCGTGGAATCCTTCAACGGGAAGCTGCGGGACGAGTGCCTGAACGAGGAGGTCTTCGCCAACCTGGCCGAGGCCCGCGCTGTCATCGAACGCTGGCGGCTCGACTACAATCTGAACAGGCCGCACTCGGCGCATGGCGGGCTGACCCCGGATGCCGCACGCCGCCGCCACGCGGACGCGGCCGGGCGGCTGCGCTACCTCGACGGCTCCGCCGCCCGGCCGCTCCACCCAGCACAGGATTTCGGCTACAAACCCAGCGGGCTCTCACAATAAACGCGGGACCAACGGGGGGCAGGTCATCTGGCCGAACAGATGATCGTCGCACGCCGCGCATAACGGCCGAGTCGCCTCAGGGTTAGCTGGAGCGGCTACATCCGAACGCCGGTCTCCACGTCCACCGCCACCTCGCGCTGTTACAATTCACCCCGTGGCAGCGTGTGAATCGCTGGTGCTAGGTCTAAGGAACGTCGAGATCGTGTAGCTCGATGCGGCGGTGGCTCCCGAGCCACGCGGCCAGACAATCCGCAGCGTGGCTCTCCAGCCGACGGGTCCTTCCTGGGCCCGGCGTATGCGGGGGGCGGAAGCGCGCAAGGTTCCTAGCGCCAGGCCAGTTTTCCAGGTTGCCAGCGCCGCGCCGTTGCCAGCCGCGCCGGACACCATTCCAACATCACGCAGGTGCAGATGCCCCAGGCCCCATGGTCTGCGAGCGCCGTCGAGGCGCGCGCGGTCGCATCCCTGCTGCCCTATGCCGGCAACGCGCGCACGCATTCCGCCGACCAGGTGGCGCAGATCGCGGCCAGCATCCTCGAATTCGGCTTCGTCGCGCCGGTGCTGGTCGACGAGCGCGGCGAGCTCATCGCCGGTCATGGCCGCCTGCTGGCCGCAAAGTCCCTCGGCCTCGACACCGTGCCGACCATCGTCCGCGCCGGCCTGACCGAGGCGCAGAAAGCGGCGTACCGCCTCGCCGACAACCGCATCGCGCTGAACGCCGGCTGGGACGAGGCGCTGCTCGCGGCCGAGGTCGCGAAGCTGCAGGAGATGGGCGGCGTCGACCTGGCGCTGACCGGCTTCGACGGCGCCGAGATCGAGCGGCTGCTGGCCGGGCTGGAAACCGAGGGCGGCAACCTCCCGGCGCCGGCGGTTGCCAGCGGTGCCGAGCCGGCGCCTGGCAACCAACCGGACGCGGACGGCGCGGAGCCGGCAGAGGACCCCGCGGATGCCGAGCCGAAGCCGCCGCGCCAGGCTGTGGCGCGGGTCGGCGACATCTGGCTGCTGGGCGAGCACCGCCTCGCCTGCGGCGACAGCACGAACCGGAGCACCGTCGCGCGCGTTATGGCCGCGGATCGCGCGTCGCTGCTCTTCACCAGCCCGCCCTACGGGAACCAGCGCGACTACACCACCGGCGGCGTCTCGGATTGGGATGCGCTGATGCAGGGCGTGTTCCAGCATCTCGACGGCGCGCTCCGTCACGACGCGCAGCTGCTCGTGAACCTCGGGCTGATCCATCGCGACAGCGAGTGGCAGCCCTACTGGTCCGGCTGGCTCGACTGGATGGGCGCGCAGGGCTGGCGGCGCTTCGGGCTCTACGCCTGGGATCAGGGGCCCGGTCTGCCAGGGGACTGGAACGGCCGCCTCGCGCCTGCCTTCGAGTTGGTCTTCCACTTCAATCGGGAGCCGCGGCGTCCCAACAAGATCATCCCCTGCCGCTGGGCCGGGCACGTCAACTCCGAGAAGGGTGGGCTGCGGGCCAAGGACGGGACGGTCGGGGAATGGCAGCACGCCGGCCAGGGCGTGCAGGACACCCGGATCCCGGACAGCGTGCTGCGCATCACCCGCCACAAGGCCCGCGGCATTGAGACGGAGCACCCGGCGGTGTTCCCGGTCGCGCTGCCCGAGTTCCTGATGCGTGCCTACGCCGACGAAGGTGACGTCGTGTTCGAGCCCTTCGCCGGCGCCGGCACGTCGATCATCGCCGGCCAGCGAACCGGGCGTCGCGTCCGCGCCATCGAGCTCGCGCCGGCCTATGTCGACCTGGCGATCGCGCGCTGGCGGATGCTGCATCCGGAACTGCCGGTGACGCTGGCCGACGACGGCCGGGACTACGACGCCGTCGCCGCAGCGCGCGCGGAGGCGATGGCCGATGCAGCCTGACCTCCGCGTCGAGATGATGCCGGTGGCCTCGCTTGCGCCCTACGCGGCGAACGCTCGCCTCCACCCGACCGAGCAGGTGGCACAGCTGGCCGCCTCGATCGGAGAGTTCGGCTTCAACGTCCCCGTGCTGGTGGACGACGCCGGCGTGCTGATCGCCGGCCATGGCCGCGTGCTCGCCGCAAAGGCGCTCGGCCTCGAGGAAGTGCCGGCGATCCGGCTCGGACATCTGACGGAGGCGCAGGCGCGTGCCTTCCGGCTGGCGGACAACCAGCTGGCGCTGAACTCCACCTGGGACGAGAGCCTGCTCGCCTCCGAGCTGCGCGCGCTGCGCACCGACGAGTTCGACCTCGGGCTGATCGGCTTCGACCAGACGGCGCTCGATCGTCTGCTGGGCGACGCGATGCCGGACGCGCCCGCGCCGGGCGGCGATCCCGACGCGCCGGCGCCCGCACCGCCGGAGACTCCCGTCACCCGTTCGGGTGATATGTGGCTGCTGGGTTCCCATCGCGTTCTCTGCGGGGACGCCACGAACCCGGTCGACGTCGCTCGGCTTCTGGATGGCGCGCGGCCGCACCTCATGGTCACCGACCCGCCCTACGGCGTGAACTACGACCCGGAGTGGCGAAACGAGGCCGGCGTGTCGGCGACGATGCGCACCGGCAAGGTGGCGAACGACGATCGCGCCGACTGGCGCGCAGCCTGGGCGCTGTTCCCCGGCGACGTCGCCTATGTCTGGCACGCCGGCGTGCACGCCCGCACCGTGATCGAGAGCCTCGAGGCCGCGGGCTTCGCCGTGCGCAGTCAGATCGTCTGGGCGAAGTCGCGCTTCGTGCTGGGGCGCGGCGACTACCACTGGCAGCACGAGCCCTGCCTCTATGCGGTGCGCAAGGGCGCGACAGGGCACTGGCAGGGCGCCCGCGACCAGGCGACGCTCTGGCCGATCAGCACGGGCGGCGACGAGGACACGGCGACGGTGCACGGCACACAGAAGCCGGTGGAGTGCATGCGCCGGCCGCTGGTGAACAACAGCGCGCCGGGGGATGCGGTCTACGAGCCCTTCTGCGGCAGCGGCAGCACAATCATCGCGGCAGAGACGACGGGCCGCATCTGCTACGCGATGGAGCTCGATCCCCGCTATGTCGATGTCGCCGTGCGGCGTTGGCAGACCTTCTCCGGACGAGCCGCAGTTCTCGCCGGTGACGATCGGGTGTTCGACGATCTTGTCAGGCATCGCCAGCATCTAATGGCTCCGTGACGCTCCTCCGACGCTTCACTTCGTCGCACAGCGTTTGCGGCCTTGGCCAAGCGCAGCCGGACGCGAGAGGCCACACAGACAGAGCTGACAGAGGGCTTCATTTCGCACGCACGATCGAACTACTATCGACGCCATGGCGTGTTGGCGGTTCGTGGCCCTTATTGTCGGTGCCCTGTGGCTTCCGTTCCCTGTCCAGGCGAACGAGCCCTTCCTGCTAGTCTGCCGGGTTGGCCAGGAGAATCTGTTCCGCCTTAGGGTCGAGCCATCACAGCTAGCCATGATCGGCCAACTTCCAAAGGTTGACCTGGTTGAGCAGGCGCGGGTGAGGTCCGGCCTCGTCCGCACGTTTGACTCGAATTTTCTGATCGTGGACTGGCAGGGTCAGGTCGAGTCAGTGACACGCGAGAGTGTCGATGGTTGGATTCGGTTCACCGTGAACCGCAACACTCTTGACCTGACCTTCGAGCTCTTCGAGCGAACTGGCGATAGGCCGCCGTCCGGAACCGCAATCACCGCTAACCGTGGCTCCTGTTCATTGGACCGCCCTCGCTTCTGAGTGATGGCCCGGGAGCAGGCTTAAGTCCGCCGCCTGCCCCGAGCAGGCGGCGTCCTTTGTGATCTCCCGCACCGCTCAGTCGGCGATGCGATAGATGGAGTAGGACCCCTTCGCGCCCTCCTTGTTGGGGCCGACCTGGCGCACCCGCTCCAGCACCTGCACCTCGATCCCCTGACGCTTCTTCAGCCCGGCGAAGAAGCCCCGCACCGTGTGCTGCTGCCAGCCGGTCGCCTCGACGATCTGCGCGATGGTGGCGCCCTCCCCGCGACGGAGCAGCGCCAGCACCGCCTCCTGCTTCGTTCCCTCGCGCGGCTTGCGCGGCGCGCCGGTCTCGCGGGCGGCGCGCGGCGGCTTCCCGGCCAGGGCGGCGCGGAGGGCCTCGATGGCGCGGCTGATCGGGTTGTCGGTCGCGTCCTGCGCCGGGCTGGCGTCCCAGGCGGCCAGTACCGCCGTGGCGGCGTCGCGCAGGCTGCCCCGCGGGGCGGGCGTGGGCGCGTCCTGGGTGGGTTCGGCGTCCCCCGCGGGGGCATCCCCCTCCGCGGCGTCCTCCCCGCCCATGGGCACCGTGTCGGCCACCAGCGCGGCAACCTCCGCGGCGACGCTCTGCTCGTCGTCCGCGTCGCCCGCGTTCGGGTCGATGCCGATGGCGTGCAGACCCTCGTCGGTGATGCGCGCGACGATCCAGGTGCCGTCCTCGTCCTGCCGCCAGCCGAGCCCGACATGCTCCAGCGGGGCGTTGATCTCGGTGAGCAGGCTATTCTTGATCAGGCTGCGGAACACCGCGTTGCGGGCTGCAGCCGGCAGGGTCTTCGGCGCGCGGGCGAGGCCCATCTCGTGCTGCGCGGCGGCGCTCAGGATCGCGCGCTGGGTGTCCGAAAGCGTCATCGTCTTGGTCTCCGGTTCCGGGAACCGACCCTCGGCCCCCTACTGCCGGGAGCCCCGCCGGGCGGAACCCGGTCGGGGCGGTGCGGGAGCGCGGCGCGTCAGGCGCTGTATTCGCCGCGCCGAAAATGCTGGTCGGCGACCTCCTTCAACTTCGCGGTGGCGTCCGCGAGCCAGGCCGTCTCGCCCCAGAGCACCGCCTCGGGATCCGCGCCGAAGTGGTCGTCGCTGGCCTGCTGCAACTCCGCGAGCAGGGCGTCGAACTCTGCCTTCTTCGTGAGAAAGGCCTCGAGGCTCCGCTGCTGGTTGGCTTCGCGCTTGGTCATCGTCGGCTCCGTCATCTGCATCGCGTGACGGACCATTCGCGCTGTGGTGCGCGCGAGCCAAGCGCCATAGCCGCGATCGCGATTGCTATCTTCTAGGGATCTCGATCACATCATGATCGCCCCCGCGCAGACGGGCCGCGTGGCCTCGCAGCGCGAGGTGGCGCGCCGCCTCGGCATTTCCCACACGGCGCTGCAGAAGGCGCAGCGTGCCGGCCGCATCGCGCCCGAAGCCGATGGCGCCTGGGACGTCGAGAAGGTCCGCGCACTGCTCGCCGATAGCAGCGATCCCGCCCGGAAGACGGCGACACTGGTGCAGCCGACGTCGGCAGCATCGCGGCCCGCAGCGCCGTCGACTGTCGCGCCGCCGCTCCCGGCACCTGATCCGCTGCCGCGCGCCGCCCAGAACACCTTCCACGACGCGCGCACGGCAAATGAGGTCCTGAAGGCGCAGGAGCGCCGGCTGCGGCTCGACGAGCACAAGGGCAAGCTGGTCGACAAGGCCCGCGCGCTGGTGCTGGTGCACCGCCTCGCTAAGGAGGAACGCGACGCCATCCTTGCTTGGCCGGCCCGCGTGGCCGCGGAGATGGCTGCCGAGCTTGGCGTCGACGCGCATCGGCTGCAGACGATGATGGACGCGCGGCTGCGCCAGCACCTCGCGGCGCGGCACGATGTGCGAGTGAGCGTCGGCTGATGATCGGGGAACACCTGCTCGACGAGCTCGGCCGCTTCGACGGCGACGCGGAAATCCTGCAGGCTTGGCGCGACGGCATGGCGCCCGAGCCGGCGCTGCTCGTCTCGGAGTGGGCGGACAAGCATCGCGTCCTGGGATCGCGCGGGTCCGCTGAACCCGGTCCGTGGCGCACGGTGCGGACGCCCTACCTGAAGGAGGTGATGGACGCGCTGTCGCCGGCGCACCCGGCGCGCCGCGTAGTGTTCATGAAGGGGGCTCAGGTCGGCGGCACCGAGTGCGGCAACAACTGGATCGGCTACGTCATCCACCACGCGCCCGGGCCCATGCTCGCGGTGCAACCCACCACCGAGCTCGCCAAGCGCTTCTCCGACCAGCGCATCGATCCACTGGTGGAGGAGACGCCCGCGATCCGGGAACGGGTGGCGCCGGCGCGCTCGCGCGACAGCGGCAATCGCCAGCTCTCGAAGGAATTCCCCGGCGGGCAGCTGGTGATGACCGGCGCGAACAGCGCCGTCGGCCTCCGCTCTATGTCGGCACGGTTCCTGTTCCTCGACGAGATCGACGCCTATCCGGGTGACGTCGAGGGCGAGGGTGACCCGATCGCTCTCGCCGAGGCGCGGGCGCGCACGTTCGCCTGGCGGCGCAAGATACTGCTGGTCAGCACGCCGACCATCGCCGGCCTGTCGCGGATCGAGCGCGAGTACCTGGCGACTGACCAGCGGCGCTACTTCGTGCCCTGTCCGCATTGCCGCCACCGCCAGCATCTGCGCTTCGAGCGGCTGGTCTGGGACGAGGGCCTGCCCGGGACGGCGCGCTATATCTGCGAGGATTGCGACGGCGCGATCGGCGAGCAGCACAAGGCGGCGATGCTGGCCGCGGGCGAATGGCGGGCCACCGCCACCGCGACGGATCCGCACGCCATCGGCTTCCACATCTCGGCGCTCTACTCGCCGCCGGGCTGGATGCCCTGGTCGGAGATCGCCCGTCTCTGGCTTGCCGCGAAGGCCGACGATCGCGCGATCAAGACGTTTCGGAACACGGTGCTCGGGGAGACTTGGCAGGAGGCGGGCGAGGCCCCGGACTGGCAGCGCCTGTACGACCGCCGCGAGCACTGGCCCGCGGGCACGGTGCCGATGGGCGGGCTGCTGCTGACCGCCGGCGTGGACGTGCAGCGGGATCGCCTCGAGGCGAGTCTCTGGGCTTGGGGCCAGGACCGCCAGTCCTGGCTGGTGGAGCACCGCGTGCTGGCGGGGAATCCGTTCGAGGCGGCGGTGTGGGCGGAGCTGCGGCTGCTGCTGGGCGAGACCTGGCGGCATGCCTCCGGGCATCGGCTGCCGGTCGCCATGGCGGCGATCGACAGCGGCGACGGCATGACCACAGCGGAGGTGTACGCCTTCGTGCGGCGGGCTGGCGCGGGCCGCGCCATCGCCGTGAAGGGCCAGGACGGCTTGCGCGCCGCCATCGGCCAGCCGGCGGCGACGGAGGTGCGGCGGAACGGCCGGAAGCTCGGTGGGCTCAAGGTCTGGCCTGTGGGCTCGTCCTTCCTGAAGGCCGAGACCTATGGCTGGCTGAAGCTCGACCGGCCGACGGAGGAGAGCGGCGATCCCTTCCCGCCGGGCTACGTGCACCTGCCGGTGCATGCGGCGGGCGAGGAGTTCTGCCGCCAGATCACCGCAGAGCAGCTCGTGGCCCGCGCCGGCCGCAATGGCTTCCGCCGGCTGGAGTGGGTCAAGACGCGCGAACGCAACGAGGCGCTGGACTGCCGGGTCTATGCCCGCGCGGCCGCGGCGGCGATTGGCATGGATGGGTGGGGCGACGGGCGCTGGGCGCGGATGGCCGATGCGCTGTCGTTGCCGGCCGCCGAACTTCCCACCAGCGGGAATGTCGCTCCGGCGTCGCCACCGGCAGCGCCCGACACCCATCGCCCGCGCGGATGGCTCGCGCCGCGTAGCGGCTGGCTTCGCTGACAGGGAGGACGAGTATGGACCCGACTGTCCTCGCCTGGGCGCTGGCACAGCCCGCCGGCAGCCGCGCGGCCGCGCTCGCCGCGGCCTACACGGGCGGCACGACGCGCGTGACCTTCGATGGGCGGACCGTGGAGTACCGCAGCCTGGATGAGCTTGGCCGTGCATTGGCCGTGCTGCGCGGCGCGGAAATGACGGCGGCGCGCCGTCCGTCCGTGACGCTGGCCAGCTTCTCCCGCGGGGGAAGCACGTGATGGGCCGGCTGCGAGACGCGTGGAACGCGCTGCGCGGCTATGCGGCGGCACAGGACCAGCGCGCCTCCGCCTGGGCGCCGTCCGGCGGCAGCGCCACGAGCGAGGTCGGCACGGCTGCGGCGACAGTCGCGCGCCGCGCCCGTGACGCGGTTCGGAACGACCCTTACGCCAGCCGCATCGTCGATCTCTGGACGGGGAATGCCGTGGGCGCCGGCATCACGACCCGCTGGCCAGATGGGCGCCACGCCGATGCCTGGCGCCGCTGGGCGGAGAGCACCGCCTGCGACGCCGAGGGGCGGCTCGACCTGTACGGCCTGCAGGCGCTGGTGATGCGGGCGGTCGTCGAGAGCGGCGAGTGCTTCGTTCGCTTCCTGATGACCGTACCTTCGCCTACCAACCCGATCGGCCTGCGGCTGCAGGTGCTGGAGAGCGACCACCTCGACACGGCGCGGAACGGGACGCTGGACGGCGCCGCGACCATCCAGGGCATCGCCCTCGGCGAGGCCGGAGAGCCGATCGGCTACTGGCTGCACCGCGTGCACCCCGGCGCGTCCTGGATCCTGCCGGGCGCGACCTGGCTCAGCAGCGAGCGCATCCCTGCCGGCGACGTGCTGCACGTCTACCGCAAGCGCCGCCCCGGCCAGTTGCGCGACGTGTCCTGGCTCGCCCCGGTGCTCCTTCGGCTGCGCGACCTTGGCGACTACGAGGCGGCGCTGCTGATGAAGGCGAAGATCGAGGCCTGCCTGGCGGCGGTCGTCACCGAGGAGGGCGACGAGGCGCTGACCGGTGCCGCTGCCGGCCTGCTCCGCGACGCGCAGGGCCGGACGGTCGAGAGCTTCGAGCCCGGCATGATCCTCTACCGGCGCGGCATGGGTTCGGTGGAGGTGGTGAACCCGAGCGGGGGCGGCAGCCACGCGGCCTTTGCCCGCCGCGCGCTCGAGGCCGCCGCGGTCGGCGCCGGCCTGACCTACGACCAGGTCTCCGGCGACCTCACGCAGGCGAACTACTCCTCGCTCCGCGCCGGCAAGATCGAGTTCCGCCGCCTCTGCGAGCAGGTGCAGTACGGCATGCTGATTCCGATGCTGGTGCGGCCCATCGCGGACCGCTTCCACGCCCAGGGCGCGCTCCTCGGGCTGTGGGGCGCGGAGGTGCCGGACGGCGTGTCGCACGTGCCGCCGGCGCACGAGATGATCGACCCGCTCAAGGACACCACCGCCCTCATCGCCCAGGTACGCGCCGGCTTCGTGCCGCAGCCCGAGGCCGCCGGCGCCTTCGGCTACGATTTCCGGGCCGCGGTGGAGATGATCCGCGAGGCCAATGCGCTGCTCGACGAGGCGGGCATCTCGCTCGACACCGATCCGCGCCGGGTTGCGAAGTCCGGCGCTGCCCAGGACGCCGCGCAGATGGCCGCCGTCGAGATCGCCGCCACCGGCGCCGCCGCGCCTCCCGCAGGAGAACCCCGATGATCGTCGGCGCCTACGATTGGACGGACGACATGCTCAAGATCAAGAGCATGCAGAAGAAGTTCCGCGACAGCTTTAACGGGACCGAGATCAACCCGGCCCGCTGGGATGTCGCGGCCAGCGGCAGCGGCATGGCGCTTGCGGTCGCAGACGGCACCGTCACCATCTCCACCGGCACGACCCTCGACGACGAGATCGTGCTGACCAGCCGTACCGCCTTCACCATCCCGCTCCGCGTCATGGTCGCGGTGAACCTCAGCCAGCGCATCGCCGGTCAGTCGGTCTGGCTCGAACTGGTCTCGGTCGATCCGACCTCCGCGCAGCCGGACGGCCGCAGCGCCGCCGCCTGGCGGCTCGACGGCACCAGCCCGACGCTGGCGAATTACGAGGTGCAGAGCGAGGGCGCGCCCCGCCTTGTCACCGCCTCCGCCTCGACCATCCCGACCACGGCCCCGGCGGGTTGGTCGGTGCTGGAGATCGAGCCGACCAACGACGAATGCTGGTTCCACGGCCGGCAGCTCGACACCACGGCGGCGCGCTCGAACTCCTATGTCCGGCACCAGCAGATCCCGGAGCCGAATGCGCTCTACCGCTTCCGGATCCGGGTGCGGAACCGGCAGTTCATCAACGGCATCTCGGCGGTCGCCAACAACGGCTCTGGCCTGGTCCGGATCACCCGCGCCGCGCATGGCTTCGCCACGAACGACGCCGTGACGGTCTCCGACGTCTCCGGGGTGCCCGGGGCGAACGGCACCTTCACGATCACGGTGGTCGACGCGAATAGCTTCGACCTGGTCGGCTCGACCTTCTCCGGCACCTACCTCAACACCGGCTGGGCCTCGGTCTCGCGCAACCTGGCGCCGGCCTCGAGCACCGACGTGAAGGTGCAGTTCGTCACCATCGCGGACTACGCCGAGCTCACCACCGAGATCACCGCAGGGCGCGGCCAGTCGGTCGCCGGCCAGGGGCTCGGGGTGAACGTGCTGAGCACCATCGCCCCGACGCTGACGGCGGTGGGCGGCCAGGCGCGCAACACCTCCGGCGCTCTGCCGGTGCTGGTGGCGACCGGCCTCTCAGCCAACCCGACGGCGGTGACCACCGGCCGGGGCATCGACCTCTTGGCGACGCTGATCGGCGCGCTGGTCAACAAGCCCTTCTCGATCCCGGAGGCGGACTGGCAGTACGCCGGCGCCGCGGGCGGGATCACCGGCACCACGGACGTGGTCCTGAAGGCTGCGGCCGGCATCCGGAACTACGTCACCTCGATCGATGTGCGGAATGCGCACGCGACGGTGGCGACCGAGGTGGTGATCAAGGACGGTGCGACGGTGATCTGGCGGCAGCTGCTGCCGGCGGCGATGGCGACGCCGGTCGACATCACCTTCCCGACGCCGCTGCGCGGCACCGCGGCGACGGCGGTGAACTTCGCCTGCGTGACCACCGGCGCGCAGGTCTACGTCAACGCCCAGGGCTACGCCGCGCCCTAGCGGCGGCCCCCAGGAATCCAGCATGTCCGAGACGACCGAGCCGGGCGGCAGCGATGCCGCACCGGATGCTCCTGCCATGCCCATCGTGGCGCAGCGCGCGCTAGCGGCCCCGGCCACCGTCGATCGTGCCGCGCGCACGGTCGAGGTGGTGTGGTCGACCGGCGCCCGCACCCGCAACTTCGTCCCCGCCCTTGGCCTCATCACCGAGGAGCTGGAGATGTCGCCGAACGCGGTGCGCATGGACGCGCTGCGCTCGGGCCAGGCCCCGGTGCTGAACACGCACCGCCGTGGTGATGCGCGCGACGTGCTCGGCCGCGTCACGGCCGCCCGCCTCGAGCGCGGCCGGGGCTACGCCACCCTGCAGTTCAGCACCGCCGCCGACGTCGAGCCCGTCTGGCAGCGGATCGCCGACGGCACGCTGCGGGCAGTGAGCGTCGGCTATCGCGTGCACCGCTACGAGCCGCGGCGGGACGCCGCGACCGGCGAGACCGTCCACCGCGCGGTGGATTGGGAGCCCTTCGAGATCTCCGTCGTGCCGGTCCCGCTGGACCGCGATGCGGCGGTCCGCGCGCAGGGGGAACAGGGCCTCCCCGCGCCGGCGATCGAACCCGCCCTGCCTGACGAGGATCCACCCATGCCCGAGACGACGCCGGAGACCCCGGCTGCCCCGCCTGCGGCGCCGCCCTCCGCCGCGCCGTCCACCCCGCGCCAGGAGAATCCCGTGACCACTACGCCGAGCGTCCCTCCGCCCGAGCCCACCCGCGCCGCGCCCGCGCCGGCCGACCCGCCGGTCGACCTCGACGCAATCCGCGCCGAGGCCGAGCGCGCCGTCGCCGAGCGTATCGCCAGCTACGAGCCGGTGCTCGCCGCCGCGCGCGGCCTGCTCCCCGCCGACACAATCGACGCGCTGCGCCAGGCCGCCATGCGCGATCGCGCCAGCCCCGAGGTGCTGCGCGCCCGGCTGTGGGAGGCCTTCACCCAGGCGCAGACGGCCCGCCCCACGCTCCCGGCCCGCCCGGAGAGCGGCCCCGGCCACGATGACCCGGCGCAGCTGCTCGACGCCATGGCCGAGGCGCTCGCCGCCCGCTCCATGCCGGGCTACCAGCCGCCCAGCACCGGCCCCGGCGCTGGCCGCCACGCCGAGTTCATGGGCTGGCGCCCCTCCGACATGCTGCGCGAGCTCCTCTCGCGCCGGGGCGATCGCAACCCGCCGCGCAATCCGACGCTCCTCGCCGAGCGCGCCTTCCACACCAGCTCCGACTTCCCGGCGCTGCTCTCGGCCGCCGCCAACAAGATGCTGCTCGCCGCCTACGCGCCGGCGCAGCCGACCTACCGGCAGATCTTCCTCCGCCGCGACTTCCGCGACTTCAAGCCGCATCGCCACCTGCGCATCGGCGACTTCCCGACCCTTCTGCCGCTGCTGGAGAACGGTGAGATCCAGGTCGGCACCATGTCCGAGAGCTAGGAGATCGTCGTCCTGCAGACCTTCGCGCGGCGCATCCGCGTCACGCGACCGATGCTGGTCAATGACGACCTTGGCGCCTTCACCGACTTCGCCGCCGCCATCGGCCGGCGCGTCGCCGAGTTCGAGAACGCCACCGCCTACCAGCTGCTGAACAGCGGCAATGGCGACGGCCCGACGCTGACCACCGGCAACGCCACGGTGTTCGGCACCGGCGCGGGGCGTGCGAACAAGGCCGGCGCGGGCTCTGCTCTCGACCTGCCGAACCTCGCCGTCGGCCGTGCGGCCATCATGCGCCAGAAGACGCTGGACGGCCTGCCCATCTCGATCGGCAGCACCATGCGGCTGCTGGTCGGCCCGAGCCAGGAGCTGGCGGCCCGGCAGCTCACCGTCAGCGTCGCCGCCAACCAGATCGGCAACGCGAATGTCTTCGCGGGCTTCGTGCAGCCCCTCGTCGAGCCGCTGATCCAGAACAACCGCTGGTACCTGTTCTCCGACCCGCTCTCGGCGCCGGTCTATGTCTACGGCTACCTCAATGGTGCGGAGGGGCCGCAGGTCACCACCGGAGCGGTCCAGGGCGCGGATGGCATCGAGGTCAGCGTGATCTTCGACTTCGGCGTGGGCGCCATCGACTGGCGCGGCGCCTGGTTCAACCCCGGCACCTGACCGTCCGACCACCCCTCGTGAACCGATGCAGAGGCCGCCCACCCGGGCGGCTTCTGCGTTTCTGGAGACCCCATCCCCATGCGCAACTGCATCCGTCCCGACGCCCGCTCCGTCCCCATGGTCGTGCCCTATGCCGGCGGCATCCTCTCAGGCCAGGGCATGCTGGTCGGCGCCTTCTTCGGCGTGGCCGCCGCCGACGCTGCGCAGAACGCCACCGTCGAGTGCGAGACCCGCGGCGAGTTCGAGCTCACCAAGGATCCGACCCAGGCCATGGCCGCCGGCACGCGCGTCTTCTGGGACAACACCAACCGCCGCCTGACCACCACCGCCACCGGCAACTTCCAGGTCGGCGTCGTCACCGTCGCCGCCCTCGCGGCCGACGCCACGGTCCGCGTCATGCTGGCCCGCGTGCCGGCCTCGGGGGCGTGACCACGGATCCCAAGGCCAGCCGGGGCTACCGCAACCGCAACCCCGGCAACATCGAGCACGTCGCCACGAACAAGTGGCTCGGCCTCGAGACGCCGCCCTCGGACGGGCGCTTCTGCCGCTTCCGCTCCCACCAGCACGGCATCCGCGCGCTGGCCCTGCTGCTGCAGAGCTACCAGGACCGGCATGGGCTGCGCACGGTCCGCGGCATCGTCGCGCGCTGGGCGCCGAGCAACGAGAACGACACCCGCGCCTACCAGGCGGTGGTCGCCGCGCGGCTGGGGGTCGGGCTCGATGATCCGATCGACCTGCACGACGCGGCGACGATGCGTGGGGTGGTTGAGGCGATCATCCGCCATGAGCTCGGCGGCATGCCCTACGCGCCGGAGACGATCGCAGAGGGCCTGCGCATGGCCGGCCTGGTGCAGCCCGGCCTTGCACACAGCGGCACCGTCCGCGCGGCGGCGGGCTCGGTGGTCGCCGGCGTCACGGCCGCGGCGGTGGTCGATGCGGTCACCACGCTGGCGCCGCATGCCGACGGCCTCGCAGCGGTGCTGCGAGCGCTCGGCCCCTGGGGCGTCGCCGCCGCGGTGATCGGCGTCGCGGCCTGGACAATCCACCAGCGGCTGCAGCGGCAGCGGGAGGTCACCCGATGACGGACCATGACCGGGAACTCGGCACCATCGTCACCCGCCTGACTGAGATCGAGCGGCGCCTGGCGGAGGGCGACAAGGACATGCGCGAGCTGACGCGCACGGTGACCGAGCTGGTCAAGGCGATGGCTGGCCTGACGGCGCGGCTGTCGTTGGCGGCCGGCGGGGTGCCGGGCGCGTCGCCCGCGATCCCGGCGACGGGCGCGGCCGCGGCCGGCGGCATCGTCGGCGCGGCGGTGGGCGCGAAGCTCGCCTCCTGGCTCGGCCTCGGCTGATCCGCCATGGGCGTGTTCGACGATGCGCTGGCGGTGCTCACCGCTGATCCGAACCTCGGGGTGGAAGCGACCTACCGGGCGGCGGGCACCGGCGCGCCCGTGTCGCTCCGCGTCTTGCGCTCAAGCCCGGATCGCGTGGCTGACGCCTTCGACACGCCGCTGCTGCGCGCGACCGACGTGCTGACGGTCGCCATCGCGCAGCTGCAAGTCATCGAGCCGGACGACACCTTCGCCATTGGGGGCGAAGTGCTGACCGTGGACAGCGCGGAGCGGGACGCCGCCGGGGTCGCCTGGCGCGTGCTCTGCCGGCGGTAGGCCGTGCGGCTCACCGCCATCGTCGGCGACCTCCGCAAAGCGCTGGCCGAGGAGGTCCGCGCCGGTGAGCGCGCCGCCTCCCGGGCGGTGCGCGCCGAGACGGATGCGCTGAAGGGGGAGCTCCGCCAGCAAGTCACCGGCTCGCTCGGCGGCAAGGCGCGCGGCATCGCCAATGCCTGGCGCGCGCAGGTCTTCCCGCGCACCGGCGTGTCGATGCGCGCGGCCGGCCTCGTCTGGAGCAAGACACCCCTCGTCATCGACGCCTTCGAGCGCGGCGCGCTGATCCGCCCGAAGGGCGGTGGGCGCTTCCTGGCCATCCCGACCGGCTTCAACGCCGCGCGCGGCTGGCGCGGCCGCAGCGACAAGGGCCTCCGTGTAACGCCGGCCCAGATGGTCGCCTCCGGACAGGGCTTCCTCAGGCCCTTCCGCTCCGGCCGGGGCTTCGTCTGGTGCCTGCCGCTGCGCCAGGGGACGCAGACCGGCCGGCGCCGCCGCACCCGGCTGATCGCCGGCGGCGTCGCGGAGGTCGGCACCGCCAACCGCAAGGGCCGCGAGGCCTGGGCCCGCGGCCTGCTCGAACAGGGGATGGTGCCGATGTTCCTGCTCCTGCCGCAGGTGAAGCTGGCCAAGCGGCTCGACGTGCGCGGCGCGTCGCTGCGCGCCCTGCGGCGCCTGCCGCGGCGCTTCGTGGCGGCCTGGGAAACCGAAATGGCGAGGACCGGATGAGTGTCCGCGAGACGGCCCTGGCCGCCCTGTCCGTGCGCCTGGGCGCCGTCCTGGCCGTGCGGAACCCGGCCCCGAAGGTCCTGCGCAACGAGACCGTGCCGCAGCGCCTGCCCGCCGGCGGGCTGGTGGTGGTCCGCGACGGCGAGACAGTGGAGGAGACCCCGATCCTCTCGCCGCTCGCCTGGGCGGTTGAGCACCGCGCCGAGGTCGAGGTGGTCGCGGCCACCGGCGCGCTGCTCGACGCGCTGTTGGTCGACATCGCCGCCGTCATCGCTGGCGATCGCACCCTCGGCGGCGCGGTCGAGTGGGCGCAGCCCGGCGCGCCCTCCTTCGCCGATGCCGAGATCGAGGGCGCCGCCGCGGCTCGCGCCGCCTCCGTTCCCGTCACGCTGTCCTTCACCGTCGCCGGCTCGCCGCTGGCCTGATCCCGCTCCCGGAGACGCCCCATGCCCCGTGCCATCGGCGCCAACTCGCGCCTGCTCATGATCCCCGAGGTCACCTACGGCACCGCGCCGGGCGGCAACTGGCGGCGCGTGCCCTTCCTCTCCTGCAACCTTGGCGCCGAGCAGCCGCTGCTCGACGCGGACGTGATCGGCCTTGGCGGCAATCGCGACCCGGCGGCGCCGTTCTTCGACACGGTCACCGTCGAGGGCGACGTCGTCGTACCGGTGGACCTGATCAACATCGGCCACTGGCTGCGTCTGCTGCTCGGCGCGCCGACCACCACCGGCACCAACCCGAACTTCACCCACACCTTCGGATCCGGCGCGGCGACGCTGCCCTCGCAGGCGATCGAGATCGGCTATCCCGACGTGCCAAGCTACGACGTCTGCGCCGGCGTGCGCGCGGACGCACTGGAAATCGACTTCAGCCCGACCGGGCCGGCAACCGCCACAATCAAGCTGATCGCCCAGGGCTCGACGCGCTCCGGCTCGTCCTCCGGCGGCACGCCTGTCTCGGCGGCCTACACCGCCTTCAACAAGGCACAGGGCTCGATCAGCCGCGGTGGGTCTGCGCTAGCGCAGGTCACCGGCGCGCGGCTCGCCTACTCGAACAGCGTGGAGGCGGTTCGTACCATCCGCGCCGACCGCAAGATCGAGGGCGCGGATCCCGGCATCGCGCGCGCCACCGGCCAGATCACCGCGCGTTTCGCGGACACGACGCTGCTGACGCAGGCGCAGAACGGCACCGCGGCGGAGTTCGGCTTCGCGTTCACCATCGATGCCAACCGCAGCCTCACCTTCACGCTGCACGAGGTCTACCTGGCGCTCGCCAAGACCCCGATCGAGGGACCGGCCGGCGTGGAGGCGAGCTTCGAGTTCCGCGCCGCCTTCAACGCCATGGCGACGCGCATGATGACGGCGGTGCTGAAGAACCAGCAGGCGGGGACGGAATATGCGTGAGGGAGGCACTCCGGTTAGGTTGCCAATTCGATGCTCGGGCGCGCTTCCGGCGGCTCGTTCGAAATTCCCGCCATGAACGTCTTGCCTCAGGGCGATGGATTCTTCGCGAACCACCACTGGACCAAGGCAAGCAAGAATCCGCTGAGCCCGACCGTTGCTGAAAAGAAAGCGAGCCGACCGGCGACAACCCAGAATCTTGCGGCCTCAGCCGTCTTGTTGATTACCAGTCGACGAGTCGATAGCAGCCACCACACACGAAGGCGGTCTGCAGCCGAAGGTTCCCCATCCAGTGCAGTGTACTGCATGTAGGACATGAAAGCGCGCCAATGTCGTTCGAGCGTCGGAACGCCGGTGAGTACATGCGTGTTGCGGATGACAGCCAGCACAATGGCTTCTTCCCGCCGCCGATAATTCTCTGAGTGCGCAGGATGCAGCGTGCACAGCACGGTACCGTTGTCCCCGCGCTGGTAAAGGAGTGTCGCTCCGCTCTCCGACAATAGCCGGTCGCGAAGCTCTGGAAGCGAGCGCTCCTGCTGGACCAGCTCACTTACCTGTTCGAACGGACGCCTGCCGTAGAAGATCTCGACCACCCGCCGGTCGTGTCCGCCGTTGCGTCCGCCGGGTACTACGTAGAAGGAGTATGTCTGCTCAAGAGCGTCGTGACGGGCATCGCGCGCGGCGATGTCTTGGAACACTGCGCGTGCGTCGCGAGCAAAGAAATCGAAATCGAAGCGGCGGGAGCGCCGCGGGGAGAAGCGCGTCATTGGGTCGCTCGGTCGGTAGGTCATAGTGGTGAACATCGAGCCGCACCGGTCGAGGACCAACGCAGGCATCACAGAGGTGCCGTGAACCGCGCTCGCGCGCGGTTCTTGCAGTCCAAGTCTATCCCGGAACAACTGGGCACGGCCAGTTCAGCGCGCGTCGAAGTCGATCGCGGTTGATCCGGCCTGCGTGCCGTACTTCCTGTGAGGTTCCCATGCTCACCCTTGACCTCCCGGCCGAGCCGTATTGGCTCGACCTGCCGCGCGGCGTTCGCGTCGAGATCCGACCCGTGACGACAGCGGTTATGGCGGCGGCGCAGGCCGCCGCCGCGCGCCGCCTCGCCGCGCGCCGCCTCGCCGCGATCCGCATCGCCGATCCGGATCTCGACCCCGACATGTCGCGTGGGCTGTCCTTCGCCTTCCTGGTCAAGGCGCTGGCCCGCCACGCCGTCACCGCCTGGGAGGGCGTCGGCGACGCGGCCGGCAAGCCGCTGCCGCTCTCGCCCGAGGCGGTCGAGCGCCTGATGGACTTCGACGACATCGCCGCCGCCTTCTGGGACCGGGCCACCGCGCCCGTCTCCGCGGTGGCAGACGAGGGAAACGGCTGAGGGCCCGCGCCGCCTGGCACTTCGGCCGCGGGCCCGAATACTGCCGCGGCTGCGCCGCTCTCGGCCGCGACTGCGCCGCCGCCTGCCCCTACGCCGCGCACGCCCCCACCAGCCTTGAGGGCCACGCCTGCTGGGCCGCCGGCACCGCCTGCGCCGAGGTCACGATGGCCGGCCTGACGCTCGACACAGCCGGCGCGCTTGCCGCGGCGCGCGAGCTCGGCGCCGCAGGCTGGGCCGCCGCCGAACTGCTGCTCGCCATCCGCATCGGCATGGCCGAGGGCAGCGCCGCCCGCCGGGACGGGGAGACGACCTGACATGGCCGACGCCACCCGCCGCGTCTCGGTCCGCCTCTCGCTGGACGATGCCGCTCGGGTCAAGGCCGGGCTGCGCGAGGTCGGCGAGACGGGCCAGCGCTCCCTCGACCAGATCAAGGGCGGCGCCGAGCGCGCCTCCCGCTCGCTGGAACTGCTCGACGTCGCCACCCGCGGCATCCAGATCGCCGGCGTCGCGGTCGCGGCGCGCGCCCTCGTCCAAGCCGGCGATGCGCTCACCCAGGGCCTCTCCCGCCTGCAGAACGCCACCGGCTCGGTCGAGCGCGCCGGGCAGGTCTATGAGGCGCTGTACCGCAACGCGCTCCAGACCGGCGTCGCTGTCTCCGAGAGCGTCGACGCCTTCCAGCGCTTCTCGATCGCCGCGCGCGAGATCGGCGCCACCTCTGACCAGGTGGTGCGCCTCGTCGGCGGGCTGCAGCGTGTCGCCATCGTATCCGGCGCGTCCACGCAGGAGATCAGCAGCGCGACCCTGCAGCTCGCCCAGGCGCTCGCCTCCGGCGTGCTGCAGGGCGACGAGCTGCGCTCCATCCTCGAGGCCATGCCGCTGCTGGCCGAGGGCCTGGCCCGCGAGCTCGGCCTCTCGATCGGCGAACTCCGCAAGCTCGGCTCCGAGGGCAAGCTCACCGCCGAGCAGGTCTTCCCCGCCCTGCTGCGCGCGACGGAGCGGCTCGGCGCCGAGCTCGACCGCGCGCCGCTCTCGCTCAGCCGTGCCTTCGGGCAGCTGACGGCGGCGACCGAGAATTTTCTGGGCCAGCTCGACCGCGCCATCGGCCTATCGAACGCGCTGGCCCGCGCGCTCTCCGCTGCGGCGCGCGCGGTGGACAGCGTCCGCCAGGGCGCCGGGCTGCGCAGCGAGGAGGAGCGCCTTGCTGGCCTGCGCCGCCAGGCCGAGGCGCTGTCGGCCCAGATCGGCCGGCTGGAGAGCGAGGGCGACGGCCGCGACAGCCTGCGCGCCCCCGTCCGCTGCGGCAGCATCTGCCCCGGCCTGGTCGGCGCCGCCGAGCAGCAGGCCGGCGTCGACAGCCGGGCGCGGCTGGAGGAGCTGCGCCGCGACTACTTCGCCACGCTGGCCGAGATCGACACCGCCGAGCGGGAGTCGCTGAACCGCCGCCTGGAGGAGCAGGAGCGCGCCGGCCAGGCCGCGGCCGACGCCCGCCGCCGCCGCGCGACGCAGGACGTCCAGGAGCTCACCCGCGACCTCGACGACCGCTTCCGGATCAACCGGGAATACGAGGAGCGCGTCCGCCGGCTGCGCGAGGCCGAGGCCGCGGGTGGCGTCACCGCCGCCGAGCGCACCCGCCTCGAGACCCTGGCGCTGCAGGAGCGCGACGAGGCGCTGCGCCGCCTGGAGCCGCGCATCGCCGCCGTCCGGCGCGCCAGCACCGAGGGGGCGCGGGAGGCGCGCGACGCCGAGCGGCAGCTGAACGACCTGCTGCGCGAGCGCGAGCGGCTGATCCAGGACAACGAGACCGCCTATGAGCGCTACCAGCGCCGGCTGGAGCGGCTCGGCGACCTGGTGCAGCGCGCCGAACGCGCCGGCCGGCCGATCCCGGACGAGACGATCGGGCGGGAGGCGCAGCGCGCGCTGGAGGATCTGGAGGAGGCCGAGCGCCGCCTTCAGCACAGCACCGAGGGCACGCGCGAGGCGGCGCGGGAGCTGGGCTTCGCGTTCTCTTCGGCCTTCGAGGACGCGATCGTCCGCGGCGACAAGCTGTCGAAGGTCATGCAGGGCCTGCTGCAGGACATCACCCGCATCATCGCCCGCCGGACCATCACCGAGCCGCTCGGCAACGCCGTCTCGGCCGGCCTCACCAGCCTCGGCGCCGGCAGCTGGTTCGATGGCATCGGCTCCTGGCTCGGCGGCCTGTTCCGGGCGGAGGGCGGGCCGGTCGCCGCCGGCCAGCCCTACATCGTCGGGGAGCGTGGCCCCGAATGGTTCGTGCCGGACCGCGGCGGCACCGTGCTGCCGAACGGCATGGCGCCGGGCGGCCCGGTGATCCAGCAGACCATCAACATCGATGCGCGCGGTGCCGATGCCGGCGTCGAAGCACGGCTGCGGCTGCTCGCCGGGCAGATCGCGCGCCAGGCCTCGGCGATGACGCTCGACGCCATCCGCCGCGGCGGCAGCGCCTACGAGACGGTGCGAGGGTAGCCGCCATGCTGGAATACGCCTGGCCCGAGGCGCTGCGCCCGACGCGGCTGACCTTCTACCTGCAGGACAACACCACGCGCTTCGTCTCGCCGGTCACGCGCGGCACCCAGGTGCTGCGTCGCGAGGGCGCGCGCTGGGTGGCGCAGGCCACCTTCGACCCGCTCGACCGCGTGCGCGCGGGCCTGCTCGAAGGGCTGCTCGCCGCGCTGGCCGGCTCGGTGAACACGGTCCGCATCTGGGACTGGCGGCGGGAGTTCCGCACCGGCGATCCGCGGGTGCAGGGCGACGTGCCGAGCGGGCCGTTCTCCTATTCCGACGCGACGATCTTCACCGACGGCACCGGCTTCGTGGTGGGCTCCGGCAACCCGGCGCTCGCCGCCGGCGCGCCGCGCGGGGCGCTGGCGATCCAGACCGGGGGCTGGTGGCCGAACGGCGTCGCGGTCGGCGCCGGCGACCTGATCGGCCTGGCGGGGCGGCTCTACATCGCCACCGAGACCGTCACCGCCGCGGGCGCGGGCACGGCGACGATCCCCATTGCGCCACCGCTGCGCGAGGCGCTGCTGATCAACCAGCCGCTGGTGCTGACCAGGCCCACCGTGCCGATGCGGCTGGTCTCCGACGACGAGGCCGCCAACCCGACCCGCCCCGGCCGCTTCACCGCCATCACCATCCGCCTCGAGGAAGCATTGTGATGTCGGGCATCCACGGCACGCCGCGCCTCTCCCTCCATGCCGCCGCCGCAGCCACCGCCCCGGTCGCAGCACCGGTCATCCTCTGCGAGCTCGACTTCGCCTCCGGCGCCTTCCGCGCCTGGACCGGGCTCGGCCCGCTGCACTGGGCGGGGAAGGTCTTTGAGGGCGTCGGCGACATCGGCGCGGTCGGCGAGATCGAGGAAACGATCGAGCTCCGCGCCGTGCGCCTCACCCTTGCCCTCTCGCCCGTGCCGCAGGAGGTGGTCGACATCGCACTGGCCGAGCGGAGCTTCCGGCTGCGCCCAGCGCGGCTGTGGGGCGCGCTGCTGGACGCGGAGGGCGCGTTCGTCGCGGACCCCTTTCCGCTCTGGGCCGGGCTGATGGACACGATGGAGGTGGTGGACGGGGCGGAGCCGCGCGTCTCGCTCACTTGCGAGAGCCGGCTCGTCGACCTCGAACGCGCCGAGGTGCGGCGCTACACCGACGCCGACCAACAGGCCGAGTATCCGGGCGATCGCTTCTTCGAATACGTCCCCGCCCTGCAGGAGGCCGAGATCAAGCTGCCGTCCGGATGACCCGCCGCCCGGATTGGGCGGTGCGGCTCGCCGCCCTGATCACGGCCGCCGAGACGCGCCCCTTCGACGCCAGGAGCTGGAATTGCGCGCGCTTCGCGCTGGCCGCGGTCGAGGCGGTGACCGGAGCGACGCCGCGCGTGTGGGTCTGCGCCAGCCTCGAGGCCTCGGCCGAAAGCGCGGGCTTCCCCCGCATACCGCCCGCCTTTGCCCGGCCCGGCGATGTGGTGCTGGCGGGCGATCCTGCGCGCCTTGGCGTTGTCCTCGATGCCGGCCGCACCGCCTTCGTCGGACCACGCGGGCTGCTGCGCGCCTCGCTCCTCGACAGCACCATCGCCTGGAGGATCGGCTGACATGCCCGCTGCTGTTCCCCTGGTGGCCGCGGTCGCGGCGGGCGCGGCCTCTGCCGCAGTCGGCGGCGGCATCATCGGGGCGCTGGTCGGGGCCGGCGCGGCGCTGGTCGTCACCGCGGTCGGGCGGGAGGCCTTCCCGCCCTCGGCCCCGCGGACACCGACGCGGCCCGGCGACGATCCGACCGCGCCCGGTGCCGGCCGCACGCAGTCCTTCCGCCAGCCCATCACCGAGCACGCCATCGTCTTCGGGCGCTGCAAGGTCGGCGGGCCGATCGTCTTCATCCACTCCGCCCCCGACGACGAGAGCCGGGCAGATGGATACTTTTACGCCGTCGTCGTGCTCGCCGCGCATCGCGTGCGCGCCATCGGCGACGTCTGGCTCGGCGACACGCTCGCCACCGATCCGAAGTTCGCCGGCCTCGTGCGGATCGATCGCCATCTGGGCGCGACGGACCAGGCGGCGAACGCGAACCTCATCGCGGAGACCGGCGGCAAATGGACCGCCGCGCATCGCGGCCGCGGCCGGGCTCACATCGCGGTCCGGCTCAAGATCAAGGCGGAGGCCTTCCCCTCCGGCCCGCCGAACATCGCCGCACTCGTCGAGGGCGCGGACACCATCCTCGATCCGCGCACCGGCGCCACCGGCTGGTCCGACAATCCGGCGCTCTGCCTCGCCTGGTACCTGACCGCGCCCTTCGGCTGGAAAGCCTCCTGGGACGACATCGACATCCCCGCCCTCATCGCCGCAGCCAACATCTGCGACGAGCTGATCGGCACCCGCGCCGGCGTCACCGAGCGGCGCTACACCGCCAATGGCCGCGTCTCGCTCGGCGAGGGCAAGATCGCCATCACCCGCAAGCTCGTCTCCGCCATGGCCGGCGCGCTGGTGGTCTCCGGCGGGCGCTTCTACATCCACGCCGGCGGCCCGGCCCTGCCGGCCGCGACGCTCACCAGCAACGATCTGCGCGGCGACGTCACCATCGGCGGCAGCCGGCCGCGGCGGGATCTCTTCAACGGCGTGCGCGGCGTCTATGTCGATCCCACGAAGAACTGGCAGCCGACCGACGCGCCGCCGCTGCTCGCCGCCAATTACGTCATCGAGGACGGCGGCGAGGTCATCTACCGGGACATGGAGTTCCCGCTGACGACCTCGGCCGCGACGGTGCAGCGGCTGATGAAGATCGAGCTGGAACGGAACCGGCGACAGCGCGCGGTCGCCTTTCCGGCCAACCTCTCGGCGCTGCGGCTGCGGCCCTGGGACGGGGTGACGGTCGCGCTCGACCGGGTGGGCGACTTCCCCGCCCGCATCACCGGCTGGCGGCTGTCGTCGGAGGGCGGGATCGACCTGACGCTGTCCGAGGAAGACCCGGCGGTGTGGGACTGGAACCCGGCCGTGGACGAGCGCGCGACGGGCGAGAGCCCCTCCGTCGTGCTGCCGAACCCGGGCGTCATTGCCGCGCCCGCCAGCATCACCGTCGCCACGCCGGTGACCAACAGCTTTGCCGCCCTGGCGGTGTCCTGGTCGGCGGTCGGCTCTGCCTATCTCGCCGGCTACGAGGTGGAGTTCCTGCCCGCCTCCGTCGCCACCTGGCAGGGCTACGGTGGCGCCCTGGGCGCAGCCGCGGCGTCCATCCCGACCGCCGAGCCGACCGCCGTCCGGGCGCGCGCCGTGGCCCGCAGCGGGGCCGTGTCGGGCTGGAGGGAGGCAGCGATCCCCGGCACCGTGACCGCCCCCGCCGCGCTTGGCATCACCGGCGGCGTGCGACTGTCCGGAGGCTTCCCGACCGACGCGGTGCGGCTGCAGGTGTTAGAGGCGACCTCGAACAGCCTCGTCGCCGCCACCAAGCTGGCCACCGAGCCCACCGCGCTGCCCTGGGACCGCACCGGCCTCAGCGCTGGCCAGGCCCGCTGGTACTGGCTCCGCGCCGTCTCCCCCGAGGGCAACGTCTCCGCCCTCGTCGGCCCCGTCACCGCCACCGCCCTCTGACCGACGGGAGGACCCCACATGCCCGCCCGCATCGACGACCTGCTGGTGCTCAACACCGCCGTCAGCAAGACCGACCTCGCGAAGTACCTGCGTGACCGCGAGGCCGTGCTGCCCTCCGACTTCGGTGGCCTGGGCGATGGCGTGGCCGAAGACCGCACCGCCATCCAGGCCGCCTTCGACCGCGCCGGCGCCGACCAGAAGATGGCGATCATCCCGCCGGGCACCTGGAACGTCTCCGGCACCGTCACCCTGCCAGGCGCCGCCCGCGGCCTGATCATGCAGGGCACCATCCGCTACACCGGCACCGCGCCGACCAGCGTGCTGGTGCTCGGCGACGGCGGCACCGTCCGCAACGGTGAGAAGCTCTACTCGGGGCTGAACGTCATCCGGCAGACCATCTCCGACTGGTCCTCCGAGGCTGATATCGGCATCACCGTGCGCAACGTCGATGCGTCGCAGGTCGAGCTGCGGCGGGTGGAGGGCTTCACCATCGGCATGCGCACGCTCGGCGACGGCCGGGGCGTGGAGGACAGCACCTTCACGCTGGGGCGCATCGTCAACTGCCGCATCGGGTTGGATGTGTGGTGCGCGACCGCCACCGCCTGGAACACCTCCATCCGCTACTACGGCGGGCACTTCGCCTGTGCCACCGGCGTCAACGCGACGCTAGACAGGTTTGGCGTGCGCTTCGGGAACGAGCCTGGCGCCTACACCAACCACAACCGCCACATTTTCGATGGGCCGAACTTCGAGCTGCGTCAGGCGGGCTCGAACCTCGCCATTCCCTTCCTGAACCAGACCTCGGGCTCCGCCATCATCGCGCGCAGCATGCGCATGGAGGCCTGCTCGCCCATCGCCGCGCGGCATACTGCCGGCGCCCAGGACTGCGAATACGATGTCGCCTGGACCAACACCTACCTGGTCGGCATCGACTACACGGCGACGGCCAATCGCTGCGGCAACGCCGTCATCAATCGCCACCGCGCGCCGGCGTCGCGGTTCCAGCGCTACCTGGCCGGGGTGGAGAACGTCCGCGCCAAGGCCTTTCGGCAGTCAGCCACCGAGGTCGGCGTGGAGGGGCTGTGCACCATCGCCACCTCCACCACCACGGCCACCTACGTCTCGGACTTCTGCTTCAACGGGCTGGCGGGGCTGACGCCGACAGGGCGCGGGGTGCAGCTCGCTGCGAACCGCGGGCTGGGCTGGGTCGTCGACACCACGCAGGCGAGGGAGTTCGCGCTGGCGCATGCGCTGGTGTTCGGCGTCGCGGGCGGCAGGCTGTTCGTGCGGTGCTTCGACGGAGCGGGGAACATCCGCGAGAACCTTCCGGGCGATGTGCTGGCCTCCATCACCACCATGCAGTGGAACGGGCTGGCGAAGGGGTGGAACGCTGGTGCGCCGATGGACGAAGCCAACCTCAACCGGAGGCAGACGCTGCGCATGGGGGCGGGCGTGGCCTTTGCGCAGGTGGGGATCGTGGGCTTCGATGGGGTGATCGAGCTGGAGGCGCTGCGGCTCTACGGGCTGCCGGAGGTGGCGCCCGGCATCCTCAATGGTACGCCGACGTTGCCGGAGTCCGGGCAGCGCGAGTACGCCGCGGAGGACAGCTGGGATCTGCCGAGCCTCACCGCAGGGGCGACCAGTCTGCGGGACATCACCGTGGCGGGTGCCAGGCCGGGGGACATCGCCAGCGCGTCACTCGCCACCAGCAGTCGGTTCTTCGAACTCGACGCGCATGTGTGGAGCAACAACACCGTGCGCGTGGTGGCGCGGAACATCTCCAACACCACGATCGACCTCGGGCCTGCCACGCTGGCGGTGGAGGTGAGGAAGCGGAGGGTGGCGTGACGCGCGGTCAGACCACGCGGGCGGTCATCACCAGCGGCGTGCCCGGTGCAACCAAGCCTTGCTCGCGCGCCACCGTCCGCGAGAAGAACAGCATGAGCTTGCGCCCGTCGTCATCGACCATGTCCCAGATGCGCAGAAACTCGTCGCGCTGTGCGGGCCCGGGCTTGCGGCCTGGAACCCACTCGGACGTCGATTCCCTTGACTTCCTTGCCATCATTCGATCCCCGTCGGTCCAGCGTCCTCACCCTGGCACCACCCGCGCCTGGCGCCAACAACTTCCAGCACCAATGGCCGCCGCTGCAAGATTACCGCCGAAGCCGAGCTGCGCGGGCAGTTACGCGGCAGTGTTTGATGTATCCACTCAACGCTTCATACCGATGGGGACGTCCGCGGCGGCAGACACGAGAAAGGAATGCTGACGGCGCGATCAGCTATGTCAATCCACAGTGGTGCCGCTCCTGGCTCGCCGTTCTTCCGCGGCAGTCAGAACTCTTCGGACTTCGGCCTCGTACTCCCGCCGCAGCACACGCAAGTCACCAGCAGCACGCCACGCGCGCTTGAGCCGCGCCAAAGAAAACCCATCGAGATACGGGATGGCTTCGGGCGGCACCCTCATGCGCTTGGCTAGGTCAAGTCGCAATCCCCCGACGATCGCGTCAAGCGCGTCGAGAGGCGGGCGGTCAAGGTGAAGAACTATCAAGCGCGAAAGCAGAGGCGCCGGAAGCTCGTCGATGCGATTTGCGGTCGCGATATGGCTGACCAAACTCAGGTCCACGGTGGCCTGCAAGAAGTCGTCATGCAGCGCGCAGCTCGTCGCCGGTTCCAGTAACTGGATCAGCGCATCCAACGCACTCCCATTCCAATTCGATGTGCCGGTCTTGTCGAGTTCGTCCCAAACCATGCAGCCGCCAGATGCAGCGTTGCGCGCCAGCAGCTCGATTACGACACCCGGGCCGCTCTCGTGAAAACTTCGAGTCTGGCCCTTGAGCGGCACAGCGGAGTTCATCCCAGCGCAGGGATAGACGATGTGCGCGTGACCAAACAGCACTTGTGCAAGCCGCTGCGCCAGCCAGGTCTTGCCACTTCCCGGCGGCCCAACAATCAGGACGGGGGGCAGCACACACGCTCGGGTGCCCACCAAGCGGGCGAGATCAAGCTGCTCGCCAACCCATCGCAGGACCGTCGTCGCGTGCGGCGCGGAGTGCTCGATATCGCTGAGGATATCACGGTTTGCCGGGACCGGGGCCGGCAGCGGTCTGTTCAAGCCCCTATAGCGAGCAAGCCGCGCCTCAACGCCCAGATCTGCTGCCTGGGGAATGGGGCCGGCGACGACAAACCTCTGGGCCGTGGTGTTGTCTGCGGCAGATCGATCGGGACCAGCCTTCCCCTTGCTCCGAGGGCCACGTCGAGCAAGCGAGTCATGGCGGTGGTCTCCGATCTCCGCACTCAGCCCGAAGGGCACGAAGTGGTCATCGTCGTCGAACTCAATCATCTTCGTTGTTCCATAAGCAGGCTTCGCGGTGACCAAGGCAGAACGACCTAGGCTTGCGGTCCCCCAGATGCTGTGGAGGCGAGCGGCGAGTCTCGCGGAGATCTGGTTGGAGGTTTGCCTTGACCGCTGACATGGCCAGTCATCGCGTAAAGGCCCGCCGGGGATGGTTCCTGTCAT